TATTGCCAGTAGTACATCCATATATGGCTTATACTTTATACATTTCTGGCAATTTATTCCCAGATTTCTATAATGAGTATACCTATATATGCAATGAAAACTGCCTTTATTTTAGATATTGTTAAGAAATAATCTATTTGTAGACGTTGCACAGTTTACAATAGAGTTTATTTCAATGTTGTGCAACCCAACATTGTAATGAGTAAATTTATTTACTTTTGTAACTCTATATGTTATTTTAAAATTAAAAATATAAAAATATATTGTATAATGTCTTAGTGTTTATGGATCTCACTTTTGTAATTTAAAAGATCCGAATTAATAATTTTATAAAAAATAAAAAATATAAAATATAAATATTGATTCACATAGTTATTTAGTATAATAGAACTAAAGCAAGTATTAGGAGTTTTTCCGAACACCTCTCAGAACAAGTAGTTCTCACGTGTCAAGATATCTCTGTTTATGTGTAGGATCATAACCTGCATGTTCTATTAGAATTTGATCTATGTTTACTTACCAGAGTTTGAGTCTCAGGCTACCCTCCCATGGGAATATGGGATATCCCTCGGAATGGTGAAACAATTGGACCCCCCCAAAGAAACAGATACAACTAATATGAATTTCGATTTACCCACACTAAAAGTTTCGCGAAAAAGATTTGATACACCAATGTCTCCAAAAAAGAGACATTTATGGAATTTGTATCAATCTTATCAAAGAGTATATGGAGAAGATTTTGATTCTTTTACTAAGCAATTAGAATTTGAATCATCATTTGAGAGAGTTAATGGTTTTATATCCATTCCTCTAGATAATCTTAAAGAAGAAGATTATTTAATATTAGATGAAAGTATCACAGAAGAAATTGAAGAAAATATTGATGTTGTAAATCTTTTATCTGATTTTGATTTTGATACTGCTTCAATGTATAGTGATGAAGTTGACGAATATTGTTGTTTTTCTGAAATATCAGAACCTTTATATGGCCATTTTTCACCCTTAATGAGTCCAATAAAAAATAGTGATCAATGTTTATGTGGTTTTGGATTTTGTGATACACATCCAGAAAAATATAGTAAGTTGTTCAATAATGTTAATAATTCATTACATATGAAGAAAGAGAGTGAATTGGAATTAGTTATTGAATCTGATTGGATTAACCCGTACTCACAAATGGTTGAGCCACAATATATTGCAACTCTTGTTGAGGATATTTGTTGGAGTATGTTTATTGTTGGATCAAAACCAACAATTAAATCCATAGTACAAGGAGTAGGAACTTTTATTAAATTAAGATACAAAGGATCAATCTTATATGACACATATAAAATAATGTATCTTAAATATTGTTCTAGAGTTTTTAATGTTGATATATCTAATATTGAGAGTTTGGTAGATTTAAATGTTGAAAATGATTATATTGATAAAGCTAAGGATTTATTAGGAGCATATAAAGCACTAAATAAACATCCATTTTTTAAGAAATTATACAAATGTGCTATGTATGGTATATCTTTGGATATTTTTTCAAAAATTGGTATGAGTATGGATACTTTAGGTTATAGTGCTATGGAAGTAGCTTTTTTAAAGAAGAAATTCTATTCAAAATCTGATTTTATATATACGTTATTAGATACAGTTGTTTATATTCTTGAACAAGGTATATATGTTTTTAAAACTGGAGATATTAGTTCAATTGTACATAGTGGAACAGTATATTCAGAATTGTTTGAACAATCAAACGAACTTAAACGTAAAGCTCGATTATTAAATAATAGTGAAGCTCATGGTTTTGATGAATTCTCTTTTAGGAATGAATTGGATACTATTATTGAAAAGTTCCAATCTATAAAGAAACATTCAGGGAATTTAGATAAATTTGATAAAGATTGTGTAAAGTTTCATTTAGATGCATTATTAATGTTAAAAGATGATATTGTTACAATGAATGCTTGTAGACAAATGCGTAATTTACCATTTGGTGTATTGATTGTAGGAGATTCTGGTATAGGTAAGTCTACTCTCGTAGAATATATATATAAATTTTTTGGGAACTTAAGAGGTTTACCTACAGATGATTACTATAAATATGTTCATAATTATATGGCAAATTTTTGGAATTTATTTAAAACTAGTTGTTATTGCATCGTTTTTGATGATGTAGCAGTAGAAAGTCCAGCACTTATGGACAATTCATCAGTTAAAGAATTAATACAAGTTATGAATCCTGTACCATTCTGTCCAGACCAAGCTGCTATTGAAGATAAAGGAAAAACACCTTGTAAAGCAGAATTAGTTATAGCTACAACCAATGTGAAACATATGAACACATTTCATTATTTTTCTTTTCCTTCTGCAGTTCAAAGGCGTTTCCCATACATAATCACTCCAAAGGTGCATCCACATCTTACTAATGATATGGGAATGCTTGATTCATCCAAGGTTATTGAAGATGTAGAATACCAAGATTTGTGGACTTTTAAAATTGAAAAGGTCATACCAAAGAAAATAGATGCACATGATAGTAGAAGTTTAGCAGATTTGGAAATTGTTCATGAATCTTTAG